CTTTATGTTCTTTAAATTTGTGCATTAACTATTTATGCATCCAAAAAACTATTCTCGTGGAAATTTAACTACGGATTTAATGTGTTCACATAGCTCGTCTACAGAAGAAACGATAGTTTTACTTGTTATCCAATCACCCTTTTCGGTGCTACCTGTAAATTCTAATGTATATCCGTTATCAAGAATACTTACGCTAACGTTTTCAACACCCTTAACTATATCTTTATAATTATTTTTCATACACTAATCTCCTATAATTTAATACCTTGCACGTTTTTAAATTTATTCTCTTTATTGCCGAATGTATTCAATGGTTTATCGTTTTGACCAGAATCTGATATATCTGTTTGAGCTGATTGCTCGGCATCATATAATCGCATTTTTGACCTATCAACACCCACAACAAATCTTTTAAAATGATTGGGGTCAGAATAACGATTTTTTAATTGCTTTACCATTATTTGACCTAGCTGTTCTAACTCTTCAGTCGATATCAAAGCAAACATAAAATCGGCTGTTGCAGGCAAACCGAACGACTCTGACGTATCTTCAAGTCCAACGTCAGTATTTGAAAAACCTGACCGAGTAGTTTGAGTGGCTGAAACAACAGGCACATTATTCTCTACAGCAAAACCTCTTAACTCTTCCGCAATACTTTTAATGTATGTATATGAATTAACTGAACCACCCTGTTTAATTCTTGATGACGCACATATATTCAGATAGTCGATAAACACAATATCAGGTTTGAAATTCTTCTTTAATTTCAATTCATTAATCAATGCTTTGAAGTGTAATACGGAAGCACCTGCAGTAGGATATTCTTTGATAATCATCTTACCATGAGTTTTTGATTTAAGATTAGCAAATCGTTTTTCATATTCTTGCTTACTAATATTCTCTATATCACTCAAACTAACATTCAGTAGATTAGCATCAATACGCTCAGCAATGCGTTCTTCTGCCATTTCCATAGTGATATACAAAACATTCAAACCTTGAGATATTGATGAAGCTGCCATATGACACATGAACATTGACTTACCAACACCTGTACCAGCTAGACATATATTAAGTGTCTTTAGTGGCAAACCACCCTTAGTAATCTTATTGAATAGGTCTAAATCGAACTTAACACGAGATTCTACTTTATGATAGAAGTCGTATCGAGATTGATAATCATCAACATAATCATGTCCAACATTTCTATCAAAAGATATCGCTAGTGCATCTGATAGTAGTTGTGGTATCTCACCTTTAGCTTTGGTACCTGTGCTATCATCGAGTATAGAGACAGATTCCATAATAGCATTATATATGGCTTTATCTTGACAAAACTTCTCTGTTTGTTCGACTAACCATATCTGGTCTGTTGGTTGGTCTTTACGTTTATCAATATCACGTAGTGTTGATACCGCAGACTGAACTTCTTCTTCTGTTCGTTTACTAGATTCTGTTAGATTAATTACCAGAGCTTCGTGTGTCGGTAAAGTTTTATATTTGTCAATAAAACTTCTAACTTCTCTAAAAATATTTTTTTCTGTGTTATCTGTGAAGAAATCTTCTTTTATAAATGGAAGCACTTTTCGAGTGTATTCCTCATTATAAATCAAATTCTTCAGTATCGATAGTTCGAGTCTGTCCATAAACGTCTTCTTTTAATATAAGTTGGGTAAGTATATCACCCATGAGTGTACTGAAGTCATCACATATTGTCAACGAATCAATAGTGTGATTAGCTGGATTAATGATGTTATAACCAAACTGTAGTTTAGCCATAACACCCTCTTCTACAATCTTAGCACTATTATAGTGATAGAGAACATTGATATACTTACCTCTAAGTATTTTAATTGCTGTGAGGTCAGAATCTTCAATGTTCACTAACTCAAAATCAATGCCTTCTTTAATCTGCTTCGTCTTCGAGAACTTCTTCCAGAACAGGATTTTCTCCCATAATATTTCCATAAGATATTTCATATTTTCTCTCTACAAATTCTTTGAATGCTTTATTATCAATCAAATCTTTCCAAAATTCGTCTGTTTGTGTTTTTGCAAATCGAACATTTTCGCCAATCTCACCAGTCTCTTTATCGACTTTAGCATACCAACCTGGTTTTGGTTTAGTTACGAAACCACCTTCGATAGCAACATCAATTAAGCCAGAGTATTTCTGAATACCGCCATCCATAGTTACCGTGATAGGTATTTTTGACTTCTCACGAACATAACGAGACTTCTCAACGTTAATGATAAAGTTATACCCCACTAAATCTGTTCCATCTTTTTCTTGTTGGCGACCTAGAATAAAGATATTATCTGCTGAATAGTAAGAACCAGTGCCACCACCAACAACATCTTTAGCATACATTTCCATAGTTTTGTATGTATGGTTAACTACAATCATAGGTATATCTTTAAGCGATAAGTGTGGAGTTACCATACGGAATAAACTCTTAACTTGCTTTGCTCGAGACATATCAGTGACAGACTTTTGGTCTAAACTATCTTCTACTTCTTTTTTAGAAGCTAAGTTACCGATTGAATCGAGAATAATAATTAATTTATCACCACGTTGAATGTCTTGTAGTTGATTCATGATATCAAACTTTAACTGCTCAATATCTGTAAGCGGTGTATGAATTACTCTGTCCATATCAATCTGAAACGATTCAAAATATTGTTTTGGTGTACCGAACTCTGAGTCGTAAAACAACATCACAGCTTCTGGATATTTGTCCATGTAAGATTTAGCCATTAATAAGCTAAAAGCAGTCTTAAAGTGTTTAGATGGACCTGCCCACATAGTTAAACCAGGGGTCAAACCACCATCAAGTCTACCAGACAACGCAACGTTGACCATAGGCACACCTGTCGTAATCATATCTTTCTCATTAAAGAATTTTGATTTTGCTAGAATAGCACTGTCTTTAATCGTGCTATTCTTTTTAATTTTATCTAATAAACTCATATTTTTATATTCCTTTATCACTAGTTTTAACTTCATTAATAACAGATTGCGACAAAACTATTACCATAATGTGTTTTGTTTCTCTGTGTTCCAACCCATACAATTCAAAATAATTTTAATTGGATCCAGAAAGGTCTTTTCGAATTGTGTATCATAGTCAATATATTGCTGTATGTCAAACTCTTTCGGCAATCTATTTGGAAAAGATATTACGGTATCTTTAAATGGATTAGGCACAATCAAATAAGTGAATTTAACTTTCTCACCTTCTTGTATAAGTTGATACTTATTTGTTAACTTCATCTTCTTTAAATTGTAATTATATACAATAGCACCTTTAACATGGATAGGTGTACCTTTCTTATACAAAGTAACTGTATCTGAATAAACGTTCAACCCATTGAGGCCTCTTGGAAATGATATTTCTTCTACTGGCAAGTGTTTGAATTCATTACGAAATTTCTCAATAAATTCGTGCATATCAGTCTCTTTTCCAGAAATCATAATTTTAATAGATTCTTTCATCTTTGCACGAACTACGGAAGGTGTTGATGATTTAATCATTTCTAGACCAGTTACTTTAACATATGGTTCAGCATATTGAACACCCTCGTTATTGTATACATTTAGAATATATCGCTTCTTGGCAGTCCATATACCCTTATCTGCCAAAGCTTCTCGCTTCATCTGCATTTTTTGACGATAAGCATTCATATATTCAGCAAGCTCACCAAAACTCTTATCTATGTAGGGTTGTAGTCTCTCTTCACAGACTCTATCCATAAACTCGATTACTTTTTGCTTAGGCATCGATACTGCTCCATCAACACCATATACTTTATTGACAAGTGCACCAAGTCTCAGATAGGTAGAGTCTGTATCAACCGCAATCACGTAGTCTTCGTTCGTAGATAATAGCTTGTTCAGATATGCGTTAATCTTACTTTCAATCCATCGAATACTAAATTGTCCAGATGTTGTAATTGCTGAAGCAATTCTTAAATCATAAAATCTAAAGTATTGTGAACCCATCGCACCATATGCTGAGTTTAATGATAGTTTCTTTGCTAGTTGTAGGTTATTATACCTGGCTATCAATCTTTCTAACTCTTCTTTTTTAGTTGTATCTTTTTCTAACTCATACTCTTGTTTTGCTTTTAGCATCAAATTCTTAAACTTTTTACGGTCTTCATACATGTCTTCCATCATTTTAGGTAAGAAACCCTGTATGTCTCGTTTAAAGAACTGTCCGTTAGGTGTTAGAGTTATATTGTTAGATTTCAACCAATCTAAATTGAAATCTTGATTTAGTAGTTTATCTACAGTGACTTGCTCTGAAATCAAAGCCCGCATTTCTGGCGTATAATCTTCTGGCTGAATCAATGTTTCTGGAGATAGATTGTATTGCATTATCAAATGGGGATATAGAGAATTCAAGTCAAAGCTAGCAACCCATTCATGCACACCTACTTGAGGGTCTTTAACATAACCACCCTCGTAAGACTCGTTCTTGCTAGCTCTAACTTTTGAAGGAACAATAATACCCTTATCGAGAAGGTTATTATATGTTAGAGAATCCCACATGCGAGTTTGAGCAAATATATCTTCATAATTTGTTTTAGTGTCGTATGCTAAGGTTAATGCCAACTCAAATAGTTTCAGTTTGTCGTCAAGTCTGAGGATTAGATTAACGTCTTGTATATTGTATTCGATAAACTTTTGATAATTTTCTTTGAACAACTGCGTGAGGCTATCATACTCGTCATATGATATTTTATTTTCACCTAACTCAACATGGGCAATGTTATCTAATCGATATGAGTCTTGTGAGTTACCCTCTGGAGAATATGCTTTATATAATTCCATGTAGTCTAACGATGCTAAACCAACAATAGTATATGTCGTATATTCTTTACCTAAACTCGAAACTCGTTCACGTTCAGTAATCACATTCCAAGGAGATAGTTTTTTAGTTGTATCTTCACCTAGAATTTTCTTGAATCTATTGATGATATATGGTATATCAAACCCAACAGAGTTCCAACCAGAAACAACATCGGGACAATTCTCAGACCATAGATTTAGAAATTTAGAACATAACTCATACTCGTCAGAGCATTTAGTATATTTCTCTTCACCCTTGACTGTGTAATCTCCACAACCAAAAGTATACGTGTCACCACCAACATACATGATAGTAATCGCTGTTATTGGTTGAGCAGCTAATTTGGGGTCTGGAAAACCGTTATCAGAGGCAACTTCAATATCGATTACACCTATTAAGATGTCTTTAAAATCCCAGTCAATCATACCCTTATGCTCATCGGCAATAAAGGCATATTCGTAACCAGAATTTCCATACACTTTAAAGTTTTCTACATCTTCATATCGTTTAACAAAGTCTCTTGCTTCACGAATAGTGTCAAACTTTTTAGGTTGCAGATATTCACCTGATAAAGACTTATAGTCAGTAACTTCATATTTTGAGGGCAAATACAAAGTAGGCGAATACTGAATTTTCAGTTTCATTCGCCTACCGTCTTTAATACCTCTAAATAAAATGTTACTACCTGAAGCCACTACGCTTGTATAGTAATTTTTCATTCAGCTATTATATCATTTTCCTGGCAAAGTTGAAGCAATTTGTATGCCAGAACCGAATACTTGGTTATATTGATTTTCGAGTTCAACAACTGGTGTTGATAAAATTAACACATCGTCTGCGCTAATCTGTATACCACTTGTGAACTCTTGTGAGAATTCGAGATATGGTGAAAATGCTATGCCACCTTGGTCATTTGCAGATTTTGGTGGCACAACAATAACTTGAACTGGTTGTTTAACTGAAACAAATCCCTGCTCTTTGTTTATCTCAACTTTTCCTATGATGGTATGATTTGTTTTAAATGTGATTAGTTTAACCTCTTGCATCATACTTCTCCACTTCTGCGACAGATAATATATCAAGTGTTACCCATTTCTTAGGAAACATGTTATCTTTTCCTTTGAACTCTTTAGCATCCAATGTTGGGTCATCAACTAAACCTAAAATTTCTACCATGTCATCATACTCTCGAAGATACAAATCGTATTTTAAAGACTTGGGTAATTTTTTAGATGTCGCAATATTTTTTGCTACACTCGAATAATCATTAATGTTTTTCATATTATACTTTAGCCCTCATTACACGTTGCGAACGACCAGTATTACCGGGTCTGTGTTCACCAGTGAACTCAACAAGATTCTTTTCAAGTAACTCTCGATATCTTGCTGTCACAGATGGATATGGCATTGATGGATTACGTTTCAATACTTGGTCACTAATACATCCACGTTGACCGAAAGATTTAATAGTTTCATAAACAGTTTCTTGGACTGTTTTGTGTTGTTTTTTCTTTCCTAATAAAAAGTTAAGAATTGATTTTAAAAGATTTACAAAATTGTTCATAATAACCTCACAATGAGTTATACAAAAGATTCAAGATTAGGTGGAGTCCAACCCTCTGGTTTGAGAATCTTACCATCCGCTCTACGAATCACCTTACCTGTTTCGTAGTCAATCTTATCGAGATTGCTACGTTTTACTTCTTCCCAGGCACCATTCACATCGAAGCCCTTCATGTGACAATAACCTAGAATAACCCAAATCATATCCATACAAGCATCGAGTTCTTCAATATTATCATTGTTTTGTCTAGCTTGCAAGAATTCTTTGTATTCTTCTTCAATTAATGTTGCATAAAGGTCTTGATTTTCTTCACATACTTCTTGACCACTAGCTTCAATAAAGATTGAAACTGTTTGAGGATTAATCATTAAGCTAATACTTTCAAGTTATGCTCATAATGTTTCTTACGGTCTTCCAATCCAATAGTGCCACCGTTGATACGCTTAGTCATTGCTAGGATATCTTTTTTATCTGCAATCTCATTTAAGCCGTTTTTCTTCCAGAACCAACAAGCAGATTCGATTGCACCGTCTAGAGTTTCAAGATAAGCGATAGTCTCGTCAATAGATTTGCCGATTGCTGTTGCAAACGCTGAGTAATTATCACGACCCGTTAACTGAATAGCACCGCGGCCGCGATACTTATAACCATCACCGCTAGCTTCGTTACCATTGCCCATACGAGAAGCATACACTCGATTGGCAATCATTTCAGGCTTGCGTTCGTATTTCGTTGCGATTGCATCGTCTGCAAAATATTTACCAAATGTTCCACGAAGGCCTTTAGCACCATAGTTTAAATTTTCTTTCAATACAGTAAAGTCCATAGACTCGTGTCCACACTGAGCTAAAAAGCCAGCAGCACGTTCTGCCGTATCAATGCCGTACTTTGGGAAAGCCGCTGTAAGAGCTTTCAACAGTAGGTCTGGTTGTTTGTTGTTCTTAACGCACTGTTTAAGTTTGTCAAGCGTTAGGGTTAATACCATTTATTTTTCTCCTATATGATTGATTTCAATACCGCATTTCAAAAGAAATTGAATACCTTGATTACTTCTATATGTATGTTTATAATAAACTTTCTTTATACCTGAACCGTAAATTAATTTTGCACACTGAATACATGGTGCATGCGTAACAAAAAGAGTAGAGTCTTTACCAGACTCGCCATCCCTAGCTAATTTAATAATAGCGTTTGCTTCAGCATGAACAACTTCTACTTTAGTTTCAATGTCATTATTCTCATTGGTAAACTCACATACATTATCCCAACCTGCAGGCATACCGTTGTAACCAATACTGATTATTCGATTATCTTTAACTATAATCGAACCCACTTTTAGTCTAGTTGCTGAAGACAACTGAGCAAATCGCTCAGCCGTATCCATATAAGCATCAATCCATTTTTGCTTCATACTATTTTGGCTTAGTTTCTTTACCAGTCAAGATAACTCTTTCAGATGTGTTTCTTGTAGACTCTGCTTGAATCATTGCTAGTTTGAATAGTCTTCGAGGCTCTCCTGTCATAGTAGACAAGAGTCGTTTGATTGGTTTTGATAAGTTAAATGTTGCATTTGTTTTCATAATGTTCACCCTATATAAAAGGGGACCTAAGTCCCCTCATGATTAATCTTCCACTAAAAGTTGTTTTTCAGTCTTCGTTGGTTCTACCAATGGTAGGTTACCGTTAGCAATAATAATCTTACGTGGCTTCTTAGATTCTGGAATAACGTTTTCTAATCTGATACGTAAAATACCATCGACATACTCAGCACCCAACACTTCGACTGTGTCTACGATACTGATTGATTTAGTGAATGCTCTAGCGGAAATTCCCTTGTGTAAGTAATCCACATTGTCTAAGAATGAGGACTCTTCTTC